CCCGTCAAACGCCGCGGAAACCGCCGGTATTATCAGCGCCAGGACGTGCTGATGATCCGGCAGATCCGCGCGCTCCTTTACGATCAAGGCTTCACCATCGGCGGCGCACGCTTGCGTCTGTCCGGCGATGAAGCCAAAGACGACACGACCCAATACAAGCAGATGATTCGACAGATGATTGCCGAATTGGAAGATGTACTGGTGGTTCTCAAGAAATAAAAAGCAGCGTTTGAATACTTCCAGTTTTCAAAAGCTTGCGCTATATTCTTGAGCGTTCTTCGAGGTGAAGAACAGTTGCAGAACCAGTCGGGGCGTAGCGCAGTCCGGTAGCGCACTAGCATGGGGTGCTAGGGGTCGAGTGTTCGAATCACTCCGTCCCGACCATATTTTTCAATGACTTAGGCCAGTGTTCGCAGCATTGGCCTTTTTCATGCGCGTGACATTTGCGTGACTTCTCCATTTCTCACGCCTGCTTCCTCTTCAAGATTGTCAGCACCGGCCCACGCGAATCGGTTGCTGATACCATGTTTGCAGCTTCAATCAGATGCCCGAGCTCAGCGCCCGAGTAGTGACTGGTAATGCTGCCGTTCTTGTGACCCAGAAGAGCCTTTCGGTCTTCTTCGGTTACTCCCGCCGCTCGAAGGCGACGACCAAACGTGTGCTTCAAATCGTGAATCCTGATCGACAGATAGCCAGGGTGAGCGGGGCGAAGGTTTTCCTCCTGCCAGAGTTTCGCCGCTCTCACTCGCGCCTTCTTCCAAGCCGAGTCGTTCATGCGGTGCATTGCGTTGCCGTTGTAAGGGAAAACCCATTCCTTGCTCAGGCCGCGCTGCTTATCAATGATCGACTTGGCAACGCTGTTCAGCACTACCAGGCGCTCGTCGCCATTCTTCACGCCAGAACGTTCGTGTCTGCCGCCAAAGTCAGCCGGGATTAGGAACACACTGGTACCGAGCTCCGGCACCGAAATCTCCCAGTCCCACCTCAGCTTGCAAACTTCCTGCTCTCGACAACCGGTGTTCACTTTGAACAGCGCCATCGTCTGCAGGTGGGCCGGCAACTCCCCGAAAAGAATCGACTGCTCCTCCCACGACATCGGATAGGGCTTGCGACTCGATTTCTTCTCTTCCAGCGTCGTGAGCATTGGCACGCTATCCAGCCACGGCCGTCGCTCATCGTCTCGCCACTTCCTGGCACACAACGATAAAACCCGAACCACACGCTCGATCGAGATGTTCACCGTTCTGTTGCTCACGCCTTTCTTCACCTTGCCATCCGGCAGCGTTTTGGTCGCCAACCTTTCCTTAATGAAAGGCCCGAGGGCCTGGTCATCAATATGGGTCAGCGGCATGTCGCCGATGAATTCGTCCAGCTGTGAAAGATGGTGAGCCGAAAGCTTGATCGAAGGCTGATCCTTGAATTCGACCAAAAAACGCATCGCCGCATCCCGCCACGTTCTGACCTGCCGAACGCCGTAGACCTTCTCCTGCCGGATCTGCTCCAGTCGATGTATCAGGTAGCGCTCTGCTTCTTGCCGGTCACTTGTTCCAGTAGATTCGTAAAGTCTTTCGCCGTTGATCTTCTTGTCGATATGCCAGAGACCTTTCCTTTGGGAGAGGCCTGTGATCGTTTTTCGCGCCATTGTGTTTCTCCTTTCTGGCGCTCGCTGCGGGGCAATTGTTGCTCCCTCGCGCCCTTTTTATCAATTGCCTTGGCTGCCACGTAAGACGATGCCCACGCATCAAGCTCCTGACGATCAAAGCCGACACCGCGCTCCCCGATCGGGAACTCGTTCACGAACGGCCTGACGATTTCGTTAAATAACGGCAAATTCATGCTCAAGTAGGCAGGCGCCTCGCCGGCCCGGATAAAGCGTGGCTGCAATTTTTGTGCGCCCATACAGCACCCTTTTCCCCTGCTGGGGCAGTTAATTGGTGATGCTCCATGCCGCGCGTGGCGGCAGAAGGTGGTGATGGGTTATGCGCTGGCCTTGGCCAGGACTGCGTCGATCCGCTGCACAGTGACGTGCAGTGCCACTTTTTCATCGGTGTCGAACCAGTCGGGCGCGCCTTTCTTGATTGCCACGGCGAGTACTTGCCGAGACTCGCGGAGGGTCGCGACCATTTCTTCGTGCAGGCTGTGTTTCTGATCGGGCATGCGAATACCTCGCCCGCCGTACACCGGCAGGCTGTTGAGTTGGGGGAGGGTTATAAAGCGAGTTCGACCTGGGCTTCGCGCTGCCAGATTGGAGAACTGTTGTGTGCTTCGATTCGATCGGCGATGACGTTGGCGCGCTGGCCAGCAGTGGGCGGCGCGTACATCCCGAAACGGCTGATGCTTCCGCCGTTCACTGCGGCGTTCGTGGAATCGGCTGAAGCGAAGGGCAGGTGCTGGAAGATCGCAGGATCAAGCATGCGCAGACCGTGTAGCCGGCACACCGGTCGACCCTGGTCGTCACAGATAGCGTCCATCGCGGCGGCCATCCGCTTCCACCATGACCCTGTGCCCGGCGCAGCCCATTGCCCAGAACTGCCGATGGCAACCGTTCGCCAACACCTCGCCAGCCGCTGCAACCGCTCAAGCGATTCGTGCAAGTGCCAAACAGGAACGCCGCGAAGCTCCTCTGGCCACTGCCGTACAAGGTCGTCGTTGGGCCTCTTCGTCGCCATCAATGACGTCCGGAATAAGCGCCCAAGTGAATCCAGGGTGCCGGTGCCAATCTTCGACCCAGCGCGTGTAGCCGTCGACGTCTACCTGGCCGCCTTTTTTCCACACTGTGAATGCGCCGTTATCGAAAACAAACGATTTGCATACGTCGGCGACGATTCCGAGATCGTCCTTGCGTGGGTACGGCACCAGCGCATGCCGGCCGGCCAAGAATTTAGCGGCGTCCTCGCGCTTACCGCCGACAGGCGTGCCGTGGTAATGAATCATCCGCTGAGCCTCACCGTTTCGATTTCTACGCCCTGGTGTGTGGCGATTATGGTTTGGTCGCCGCCGAGCGTTTCAGCAAGGCTGTTGGCGATTTGCTCGTGCCAACCCTGCCTGATCAGTGCGGTTGCTGTTTTGATGTGTTCGACGTGGATCATCGAGGTCGATCGCAACTCAAGCCGGTAGATGATCGTCTCGCCGTCGGCCGGGCAGACGGCTGCGAAGGTGTTTCGGTAAATATTTATTCCGACCTTGCGGTTTTCTGTGGGCATGAGTATGTCTCGAGATTAAGATTGGATTTTTATCGTCATTACTGCATGGAGAAAAGATGAACAAGGAAATACTGAAGGGCGCTTTCACTCAAGAGAGAGTATTTGAATACAAATGTCCGCGCTGCTATGCAGGGGTACTTCGCCTTGAAGGGAAGTTTAACTCTGAGGAAACAGAATTCTCTAGTGCCGAGCACAATGAAGAGTGGTGGGAGCCAGAGATGATTCGGCTGGTGTTTAATATCACTTTAAAGTGCACAACATGTCGAGAGCTTGTCTTTGTTGTAGGCAATGGCGTCGTAGAAGAAGAGGTTGGAGTAGATGACGACGGCGAATGGCATCGCGACTACGTCGAATACTACACCCCTACTTTTTTTCATCCAGCACTTCAGCTAATTGATTACCCCGCCAATGCACCTGCGGAAGTAGTTTCTCCTCTAACAGTTGCTTCAAGCTTGTATTTCACAAGTCCGGCCTCATGCTGCAATAACATCAGAATTGCGGCTGAACAAGTACTGAATCACTTGGGTATCCCTGAGAAAGATGGAGATTCATATATTTCGTTTGGGAAAAGAATCCAGCAGCTCCCAGAAGAACAAAAATCTGTGAAAGAGTTATTTAGCGCTTTGCGGTGGTTAGGGAATCACGGAAGTCACCCTGGAAACGAGATTGAACCTGACGATGCACTGCATGCGTTAGAGATGATGGAGTACCTGCTTGAGGAGGTTTTCGGCAAGCGCAGAGAGGCTCTTAGAAAGCTAGCGGACGCTATTAACGATCGAAAAGGTCCATTGGGTAGGCTGCATAGAATGATTCTGAAAGAGAGCTGAAAATACTTAGGCGGACACGTCTTAGGCGTTTTCGTATTTTGGTTGGTGATCGGTTAGCTTTTGGCATCCGCCATTATCACCGCGACCCCTTGAAGCAGTAGACGTAGGCGAACCAGGCGAGGGCGATCATAGAAGGTGTGCTCCTGCTTCGAGGAGGCCGTCGCGGTCTTCGCGCAGTTCGCGCAGGTTGTCTCGCTCCTTGCGCAATGCTTCGTTCTCGACGATCAGGGCTCGGACAGCGGCCGGGTTCGCCGCAGCCATGAACTCGGCCACTTCCTCGAGCCATATTCCGCTGTTGCGGCCCACGCCATGCCAAGCAACCGCCCAGCCTCGAGCGTCGTCAACTCCGAAGTTTTGATTGGGGTGCGGCGGGAACTCCGACCCCATACCGTCGCGATGCACAAACCAAGGGCTTGGCATTTGGCGGTCGGCAGCCTCGGCCAGTTGCTTAAGTTTTGAATAGTCGCTCATCCGATCACCGCCTTTATGGTCAGTACCAATGGAAGCCAGAAGAAGAGGGTGCAGCCGAGTGCGCACTTCGTGATCATGGTGCGGCCCTCGCAGCTGTGACCTCGTCGATGAGAGATTGCGGGAGCCGTGCTGCGAACTCGCCTTCCGACCACGACAGCGGCGGAGACTTGCGGATCATCTCGTTCAGCAGGTCGAACGCCGCAAGAAGCTGATCATCGTTGATCTCGCCGTCCTCCGGCAGGTCGTCGCAGAAATGTTCTCCCGGGTCGATTTCGCTTGGATAGTTCGGCTCACAGATGCAGAGCTGCACGTCAGCCAGTTCGATATCGCTGTCGATCAGGTAGTCGCGCAGGTCGTCCTCATCGAAGAAGTAGCGGTCGCCATCGAAGATAACCAGAGGCTCGCCGGCCCAGTCCTTTACTGGCATCGCCGCGAATTTTGCTTGGCGCCGGACGTGTCGGCACTCATTGCAGGAACTGTTCACCTCATAGATGGGGTGTTCAGGGTTCACTTCGCAGCGGCGATGAGTTGCGCCGCAGTAGCGGGCAAGGTTCTCGTCGCCACCGAAAAAGCGACCGTCAGCGGAAACCCAACCGGTTACCGTTTTCAGGCTGGCCGCTTCCGGAGCGTCGTACATGATGATTGGCTTTTGTGCAGACATGACTTCGTCCTTGCCGCTATAGCGGCTGACTTTTAAGAGGGAAGGTATTACTGCTGTGCTTTACTGGTTCTGACATGCATGCACATCGCACGCAATGACGGGTGGTTTGCCTTGATCAGACTTAGTTTGGCTCTAATGATGCTGCCGATGCATACGTCGTTGGCGTATGAACCCGAAAGAGCCACCACAAATCTCGCCCATGAACTGGCCGAGTGCGCAGGCTTTTACACCCTCTCGGTAATGGTTTTTGAGGCTCAGGCGCCAGAACTATCGGAGAAAAGCAAAGATATCGCGGCTACCGCCTTCTATTACTCCAAAGAACTCACAAGCGAGAAGTTGACTCGCGCGCGTACGGAGATGGCGGTGAAGTCGATGATGAAAGAGATCGACAATGATTCTGCAAACTACTCAATTCTTCTGAACAAATATGCAGAGCAATGTAGTGAAATCGTTGCGGATCCGACTGCTCGAATGGATTATTGGCTAAAGAAGGAGGATTAATCACGCAGCTTTTTGCTGCCGCTCTTGGCGCAACGCTTCCTGCACTGCCTCGACGACGCGGCGCAGGTAAGTGAATTCGTGGTTCTCCTCGACAGCGTTGCCGCCGACCGGGTAGTGCCATTCATCGCCAAACAGTTCAGTCAGCAGCCTGTCGTGATGCCAGCACTCGTTCGATGACTCGACGTTACGCAGAACCTCGATGTCGTGCCAAAGCTCACGAGCCTCATCCTTACTCAGCTCATCCAGTCCCCAGTCGTGTCGGCCAGTCTGTTGCCGGCGGCGCTGGACAATGCACTTTTTCGCGAATGCATGGAGGGCATTCCCGCTGAATCGCGTGCTGCTGATCCCGCGATCCAAGCAGTTCAAGACGTAGTGCCAGTCGCAGTCGGCGACAAACTCCGCGACGGTGCGCGGGCCCATGCCACCCCAGTAGGCGTTCCAGCTGTTGTCCCAGCAGTTGATCGTGATCTTGCCCTGGCCGGTCTGATAGCTCGGGTCGGATTCAGTAGGGCAGTCGCGGCGGCCGAAGTCCTCGAGGAACACGGTAATCGCGTCGACACGGGGCGCGCCGGTGATCACCAGCTTGGTCACGGTCGAGCGCTCAACCTTCAGCGGCTCGGCCGGTTTGTTTTCTGTGGGCATGGGGCATCCTATGCCGGGGCTTGCCCGGGCGGTGGAGAGTGGGTTATTGACATGTTCTATTTAGAGGGGATGATCGGGACATTTAGAATGCAAACAGGATGCAAATCATGGCTATGGGCAACGATCACAACAGCAATGTTTCAAGTGCTGGTTCAAAAAATGTACTTATTGGCGTTGGGATTGGAATTGGCTTTGCGGCATGGGTGGGTGGGCTTTACCTTTTGTATCTTTCTAAATTTTCAGGATCTGAGTTTGTAGCGTTTGTTACTGTATTTTCAATTATCGGTCTAATTGTTTGCTTGTTAAAAGAGGTTTCCGAATTCTCAGTTGGCGGAAATATAGTAAAGTTTCGTGAGGTTAAAAAAGATGCTGAAAATGCCATTGAGGCTGTGAAGCGGACGCAAGTGGAACTTCTTCGGTTCTTTCTAAGGTCAAAGGTTTTTTTGAATTTTAATTATTCTTTTGATCCCGAGCACCTCTCTATTGAACAGGATTTTTGGGATCTTTGTTCTGAGATTAGACGATCTAACTGTGTGGAAGAGTTGAGATCTGATTTATTGTTTAAAATAAATAGCTTGAAGGTGTCTCAGTTTGGAGCTATATCCAGTTGGTCCGGCGGCGTTCATGTGAAAAGCTATTCTGATTATGACTCTTACGAAAGCTTGGTGGTAGATGTTCTAAACTCTTCATTTTTGAAAGAGGTGACACAAGCAAAAGGCGAAGAGCATGAGTCGACGTTTAGCAACTTTGTCAAAGGTCGACTCTCTGAGTTGAAGCGATTAATCCAGCTGGAGGAAGAAATTAGTAGTGAGAAAATCACTAGCCTCTGGAGGACCTTCTAGAAATATTCGTGGATGTGGGGTATTTGTGTTCGTCCCGGCATAGGGCCGGAATGGAGAAGCAGATGGCAGATGCAGAACAAAGCTTTGCGGCGTGGCTTCGCAGCGGCGACATCCAGACATCCATCCGGAAGTGTCAGGAGATCTTCAATTCCGGCATATTTTCATCGTCAGGAATTTCAAATCCACTTTTCGAACCCGCCGTCGTAACGCTTTTAATTAACTTGAATGACTTGCTGGGTAAGTCGAGCAAGGATGAGATGAGAGTGGCGTTCGCAGACCACGTCGAACTAACCGATAAAATTAACGACGTGACCGACCTTGTCAGGGAGTGCAGAAACGCCGCTTGCCACATTGGTAGTGGTGAGCATCTTTTCGAAGATCTAGGAAAATTCACGTTTAACGTTGTCTCGGGCCTGTCCCCTAATGCGTTTAGTCTAAACGGCGTTAAGCTTGGTTGCGATTTCGCAGATGACATTGCCATTTACTACGGAGAAAAGCGCTTATACCTGAGGCGGCACCTGCTTCTTGCGCTAGAAGCCGTTGCTAGAAACTATCCGCCTATTCATGAGGTTTAGTGCGCTTTGGCGCGCCGGACCTTGAAGTGCAGCATCGCCTTGATGCTGTGGCAGTAATCCTGAAGCTGTTCGTAGGCCTTATATTTGGCCTGACTTCGAGTGGCTGTCCACACCTTGACCAGATCTTCGCGGGCTTCCCGGTTCCAGTCGAGATCGTCCCAATCATGCTTGAACGGCAGGACCAACCACTCTTTAAGCGGAAGCGTCTCGGCCATCTCGCCGTACTGCATTTCGTGGGTGGGGTGGTAGTTGCTGAAAGCCCTCGCTGGCTGGCGTGATTCGTTGATATGGGGTATTACGGGTGACCGGCATGGAGCCGGATCAAGGAGATTAGGTGTGACACCAGACGATTTCGCGGCAGGAGTTGAAGCGAGGCTTAAGACTTTCAAAAAAGCTGCCAAGACGCTTGAGAGGTTTTATGACAAAACTAAACGTCCATTCAATAAAGAAACAACAGAAAAAATCGAAGCTTTATCCAAAAAACAGAGTGATGCGGCTTCTGAAATAACTGATTACTGCCAGAGAAATCAGTCCCACATAAGCTAAGGCTCAAGTGGTTCATGGGTTTAAGTCTTAAATTTGGTTAGGCGTCTTCAGCGTCAAGCTTTGAAGCTTGACGCTGTCCTCGAGCGTAGAGTTCCGCCGCCACGTTTTCGCTTACTTCTATTTTGCGGCGCGAACGAAGTGCCTCAATCGCGCCTTCGCGGCCGAGCGACCGAACATATCGCAGGCAGGCCGCCATCACAGATCCTTGCTGCTTGTCGCTGGTCCAGTCCATCAGGACCTTCAGGTCTTCCTTCTCGCCCTTTGCGAACACGCAATCTTTCTCGCCAAGATCCTTGCGCTTGGCTGAGCTCTTTGCAGATCGTGCCTGTTGATCCATGGTCATGGCCTACCTCTTCAATTCCGCTGGCCGGCGATTCCAGCCAGGTCTGTCGTTTGCGTTGTTGGGGTCTGGAACGTCTCACGCAGCTACCTTCACCTGATGCCAGGCGCCGGCGGCGTAGAACAGCTTCGCGGCTTCGGCTTCATCCATCGAAACTTCGTCCGGAATAGCGATCCATCCTGAAGCCACCAGATGGGCCGGGTTCGCGCTATTGCGCAGTTCCAAGTAGTAATGCTCGATCACATCCGTCAGGCGCTCGACCTTGTAGATGCCCTCCGGCGAGATCTCGAGCGACTTGATGTACTCGGCGCCGCTCTCATCGCGACAAATGGCGCCGATGTAGATCGTCCAGCGGTATAAGAAATCGAATATCGCGTTGGCGAGCGCCAGACTCCGGATCTGCCGGCAGCTCTTCCAGTGAGCTTTGAATTGCTCCAGGTTGCTGGCGGTGACCATGCCGGTAACTTCGATGCGCAGCGCTGGCAAGGATTCCGGCGTTTTGCCGACGGTCTCCGGCACCACCTCGGCGGAGCGAAGTCCTGTAGATCGGCTTGGAACTGTTTCCAGCCTGCGACGAGTGTGGCGGCGCGGCCCGGTACCGGTGTGTACGACTCCCAGATCACCAGCGGTAACACGATCACCTATGACGATTATCAAAAGTGCCATGAGGTGAAGGGAGTCAGGTTTTTCATGAGCGGTAAACCTGTGACTACACCGCGTTGCAGGATGCTTACTTTGGTGGAGTCGTTGCCCGAGAAGTTGAAGCCTAGGCAATCGTTGCCGACGGCAATGGTCTTTTGTGTATTGGTGCGGGGTACAGGATGGATTCTGGAAGAGTCAGATTATGGTCGACTCAGTCTATGCAATCGGCTGTGGATCAGATCACGCCATCACCGCAATGGATATGGGTGCCACTGCGTATCAGGCAGTCCAGATGGCCGCAAAGCGTGACACCGGCACCGGCGGCACTATCCGCGCTGCGACTGTTGGTGTCGGCAAGTCTGGGTAGGTGTGCCGCAGGTGAGTGCGGCACTGGATGATCAAACTGGAACGACTGGGCGATTGATCATGTCGATGACTGCCAAAATGTCAGAGGCGGTGCGATTTTCATAGCTATTACCCTGAAACATAACAGTGCCGGTAGTGTAAATATTCATGATCAGTCCACAGCTGAATGTAAATTGGTGTTGGTTTGCTGTTGGGTGGAGCTCAGTAGCGGTTGGGTGCTTTTGCTTAATTACGTTGATGAGAAAATTTGTATCGTTGCATTTGATAGTGGCCATGCGGATTGCTCTTTTAGTTTATGAGGTTGCATTAGCCAATGATCGCCACGGTGTGGCAGCCATCCTTGGCTAGCCTGAGGCATATGGTGGCGCTATGCTGGCATTTCAAGTCTTGATTTCTTCTTGTGGGTAAATAAATGTGACAACCAAGCAACCCGACTGGGAGGCGATCGAACGTGCCTACCGGGCCGGTCACCGTTGTACGACATGGCTGAGTCAACATCGGCCATTACCGGAACAGCGCGGACTATGAAGAGGCGGCTTACTTGGTTGGGCAGCCACGGCCTTGGATGTCCGGTCTCAGCGATCAGTGGCGCGATCTCTTGGAGGAGGGCATTTATCTCGGCTCCCGAGCGCCTTGGCTGCTCCCTCAAGGCGGTGCTTGCGGAATGATGCATGCACAGCCGAACGCTGTCACCAAAGAGGCCATGGAATCCAAGAAACAGGACACGGTGTCGCTCGGCGCCCGTCTGATCGAGCGTGATAGCGCGGTGAAGACCGCAACCCAGGCCGACAACGATAGCACCGCCGAACACAGCGTTCTCTCGCTGGTGGTTAGCAACGTCAGTGAGGCGTACAGCCAGTGTCTGACACGGATGGCTGAGTTCGTGAATGCCACCGGCAAGATCCTCTACAAGCTCAATCAGGACTTTACCCAGATCAGCCTCGACCCGACGATGCTGTCGGCACTGTTCAACGCGGTGCAGGGCGGCAAACTGCCGGCGGCCGACTTCTGGCAATACCTGCGTGATCGTGGGGTGATTGATCCGGAGAAGACCGACGGCCAGATCCGCGACGAACTGGAAACTGAAAACCCCGGGCCTGACCTTGATGATGACGACACGGTGATCCCAGATGGCGGCAAACCAAGCGATCCTTGACTCCACGATTCGGCACGCCGTCTTCCTCGCACAGCTAAAGTCAGGGGAGGTGGCGAAGTTCGCACCCTTCCTCAAGGAGATCGACCGCTCAATCCGCGAGCGGCTAACACGGGCGGATCTGACGGACTAGCCCGCCTAGAGCGGCTGCTGAGCGAAGTCGATAGCCTGCTGCTGGGCATCTTCGACCGGTACAGCGAGAAGCTGAGCCTCGACCTGGTGGATATCGCCAACTACGAGGCCGAGTTTGAGGCAACTAGCCTGACCCGGGCGGCACCGGTCGGCGTCTCGTTCGATGTTGCGGTGCCTGGTGCTGTGGCAATCAGGGCGGCAATCCTCACCAACCCGCTCAGCGTGCGCGGTGCGGACGGCGGCAAGCTGCTCAAGTCGTTCATTGACGGCTTCACAGCCACCGAGCGACAACGCCTCACAGGCGCGATTCGGCAGGGCTTCTTCGAAGGCCAAACCAACTTCCAGATCATCAAGAACATCCGTGGCCGCAAGGCTCTCCAGTACAACGACGGCATCCTGGCCACGACCAACCGTAACGCCGGCGCCATTGTGCGGACGGCAGTGCAGCACGTTGCCACCCAAGCGCGCATGGAGACGCTGAAAGCTAACTCCGATGTCGTGCCGTCGGTTGAGTGGGTCAGCACGCTGGATTCGAAGACAACCAGCCAGTGCCGGACGCTCGACAAGCGCCGTTTCAAGCTGACCGAAGGGCCGCGGCCGCCGATCCACATCAACTGCCGTTCGACGGTGGTGGCGGTGACTCGCTTCAGCGCGCTGTTCGCCGAGGGCGCCACTCGGGCATCCATCGGCGATGCAGGCGCGCAGCAGGTGAGGGCTGACCTCAACTACTACGACTGGCGACAGCATCAGCCGGCGGCGTTCCAAGACAAGGCCATAGGACCGGTTCGCGCGAAGCTGTTTCGCGAAGGCGGTCTGATCGTCGAGCGTTTCGCCGAGCTGTAGCTTGATCGCAATTTTGCTCCACTCACTCTTGTTGAAATGCGGAAGCTTGAGCCGTTGGCATTCGAGCGGGCTGGCTTGGGCAAATAGCTACTTTGAACATGTGATCCGGCTTTCCTCAAAGTTTTTCAAGACCAATGAGAACTGATGCGGCCATTGTTCAATGTTTTTTCTTCCCTTGGTCGCAATTTCATCCATGTGATCAATCTCGTTTAGCTCATTATTTACAGCTGCTTCCAGTGACTCTGCGAAGCCACGAGTTGGTTCACCAAGATCACTAGGTGCATATGCGACAAGCTCATAAGCTGCCGAGACAGTCGCGCTCACTAATGGTCGAGTGTCATCAATGCTCAATCGCTCATCTCCTGATTCGCTGTTGAGTCGCCCGTTAGCGCTGAGGAATTTTGCCGCTTTTTCTCGGACTATCGCCTCCTGCTTGTCGATCCGATCAATACAGCTAAGCGTCATTGCTTGCTTTGTGGATTGATAACTGGAAAACCAAGTCAACGATGAGCCAACTACTGCCACAGCAACAGCACCCCAGGCAACCAAGCCCCCGCTAGATGTTGAGCTATTCGACTTTTTTGATGCCATGAGTCGGTGCTACTCCAAGTGCTCGTTCGCAAACCTCGAATCCTATCGTAAATGTAGCTAAACGCGGCTGATTCTCACGCAGGCAGGGCCTGCACCTAAGTCTCTGGGAGACAACCAATGCTGAAATTCCAACTGGATACCCTAGAAGGGGTAGATGAAGCCGTGCGCGCTCTTTATACCGAGAAGGACGGCAAGTTCGTACTCGGCATTGAAGGTCTGTCGCAGCAGGAAGATGTATCCGGCCTGAACGCCAAAAACGCAGAACTGCTGGCTAAAAGAAAGAAATCGAACGAAAGGCGCGCGAAGCCGAAGAGGCTGCACGCCTGGAGCGTGAAGAGGCAGCTCGCAAGTCCGGTAACGTCGAAGAACTCGAACGGTCCTGGACTGAGAAATTCTCCCGCCGCGAAGCTGAGCCTACCGGCACGCTGGAGCAGGAGCGGGCAACGCTGAGCGGGCAGATCCGGGATCTGACTGTCGGCCGTACCGCTACTGATATCGCGTCTGCCCTGGCTGTTCAAGGCAGCGCAAAAGCCCTGTTGCCGCACATCGAGCGCCGTCTGAGCGTCGAACAGCGCGAAGGGAAGCCTGTTGTGGTCGTCCTCGACGCACAGGGCAAGCTCTCGGTGGCAACGCTGGATGAACTGAAAGCAGAAATTGCGAATGACGCGGCGTTCGCGCCGTTGATCGCGGGTAGCAAGGCATCTGGCGATGCAGATGGTACATGGTGCTTCAATACTCGCGAGCGAGACGCCAGAACCTGTGATGCTAAAGGATATGGTGTAGGCAAGGGTAACTACTACATTATGAATATTGATAAGGGCGACAAGAAGTATCCTTATAGCGGTGAGAAGGCAATAGTGGGGCAGGCAATATTTAGAGTCGGTGAGAATGGATCGCCAGAGGCGCTGGGTCTGCGAGGGGCTTTCAGTGGTGGTGAGGATGTGTGGATGATGATCAATGACACGTTCGACGGCCTTGATGACAATGACGGCTCCCTCCAACTCAGGTTTGTTCCGGCGGGAGGACGGTCGCTAGACCCGACAAACTCTCTCGGTGATCCCATCGGTACTCAATATCCAAAGGACACGTTCACGAACTAA